AAGCCAGAAAAGGAAACGGACGAAAAAAAAAATTAGGGTTTTATAGTTGGGACTCAATAATTATTCTCGCTATTGAAGTTGGCTTAACGATTAACGAGTTTTGGCAATTGACGTGGCGAGAATTTTTGTTGTATAAAAAGGCTTATGATAATAAACAAATAAAGGAATGGGAAAGAACAAGGATGATTAGTTATTTGATTTATAAAGCTAATACAACCGATAAAAGTCCTAAAAGCATTAAAAGTTTCTTTCCTTTACCAAGTGATGAAGTTGAAGAAGATAAGCCTAAACTGACACAAGAACAATTGGCAAGGACATTAAAGTTGTATGGAGTAAAATAATAAAATGGCACAAGAAACGTTAAAAATTACGATAACCGCAGACAATAAACAAGCGGTTCAAAATATACAAGAAACAGTTACCGCAACTCAAAAGTTAGGTACTGCGTTTAAAACGTTGCCAAGTACAAGCAATCAAGCAACTAATGCTTTAACAAACTTATCAAGGGTTGCACAAGATGCTCCTTATGGATTTATAGGTATTGCAAATAACTTAAACCCTTTATTAGAATCGTTTCAAAGATTAAGTAGAGATGCTGGAGGTGCTGGAGGTGCTTTAAAAGCAATGGCGAGTGGTTTAATGGGTCCAGCTGGTATTGGTTTAGCATTGGGTGCGGTTTCATCAATTTTAGTCGCATTTGGTCCTAAAATAGCAGATTTCATAAGTGGTACAAATGAAGCTACAAAAGCAGAAGAAAAGTTTGCACAAGGATTAAAAGATGCAAGAGCCGAAGCAAGTGAAACAGGAATAAGATTACAAGCATATTTAACTATAAGTGAAAATGCAAATGTAAGTGAGGAAAGAAGGGCAGAAGCATTTAAAGCCGTTAAAAATGAATTAAGTAAAGTTAATGCTGCGTATGCTTCAACAATTACAAATGTTGACCAAGCAAGAGCAGCGGTTGATCTATATACACAAGCATTGGTTGCACAAGCTTTAACATCAAGGTATATTGATGAAATTGCTAATAAGACAATTGCATTAGCAGACGCAAATAAAAGAATACTACAAACAGGAAGGGAATATTATAAAACTTTAGAGTCAACTAAATTAGCTATAAATGGGTATGCAGATGCTTCGGTATATCAAGCAAGTGCAATTTCTAAAGCAAAGAATGCTAACATTGAGGCAAGAAATGAAGCATTAGCATTAAGAAGTGGAATTATAGGTTTAAAAACTTCAGTAAATGATTTATATGTTGCAGCAGCTAAAGACCCATTTTTTACTTTTAATAAAGGTGCGAAGGAATTAGCTACATCAACAAAGCAAGTAGCTGATAATATTCAAAGAATAGGAGGAGAGGCACGAGGAATAACTCAAGAAATGACTGCTCCAATATTAATGGAAAGAGGAGCAGCACCATCAATAACAAATCCAACTGGTAATGCACCTTTAGGTGGTAGAACAAGTGGATATGATGCTATTAAAATAACAAATGATATTAATGAGCAAACTAAAGCTCAAGAGTTATTTAACTTTCAATTACAACAAACACAAGCCATTACAAATTTACTTGCACCAGCATTTGATAGTGTTGTTCAAGCAATGGTTATGGGTGAAGATATTGGCAAGGCTTTGGAAGCAGCATTTAAACAAATTGTTATTCAATTGATTTCAATGGTAGCTCAAGCGTTATTATTTAAAGCTATTATGGCAGCAATTACAGGTGGAGGTAGTGAAATAGGCGGAGCTTTAGGTGGTGGTATGGGAATGAGTGGTAATAATTTTATAGGGGAGTTCTTATTAAAAGGTTCTGATTTAGTTTTAGCAACTCAAAGAGCAAACAACAACTTAAATATTAGACGAGGCAACTAATGGCATACGAAATAAAATATACAATCACGGCTGCAACCAAATCGGATGTTACAAGTGTAGTTAATATTTATGAGGATGGTTACGATGGAGAAATAATAGAATATCCTTGCATAAGTTTACAAATACAATACATACCACGTTCAGATGATACTTTTGAGCCTGTCTATGTTAGTCAGTTAAATCTTTCAATTGATGTAACGGATGATGTTGCAAATATGCCAGACTTTACAACATTGGATGATAGAAAGTACTTTGTTAGAGTTATAAGTGGCGGAAATTTAGATTGGCAAGGATGGGTATTAAGTGATAATGTTCAGTATATTTTTTCAACAGGTAGAAAAGAATTAGCTTTTAATGCTCTTGATGGATTAGGTATGTTGGAAAGAATACCTTTTTTTATTGCTGATGATACAACTTTGGTTGACCTTTTTACGGCTATCTTTTATGTAAAGACTGCATTGTTAAACTTAGAATATCCATTAGATTATGACATTGTAAGTGGTGTAAGTTTTTATTCGGATGGAATGGATAATAGAACGGATGACCCAGCTGCTGACACATTAGGTCAATCATATATAAATTATGCAACATTTATTGATAATAATCAAGTAGCAACAAATTGTCTTGATGTATTAACAAAGATTGTAAGATCAGTTGGTTCAAGATTATTTCAAGCAAAGGGAAACTTTTACATAGTTCCTTTAACCCAATTTGCACAAGATTCTTATTATGTTACTATTTACAATAGTGATGGAACAGTATTTGATGATGCGATTTATGAATCAACAGGAAACATTGAAGGATTTACATCTAACACAAGCGGTTTATATTTTGTAGATAATAGTCAATTTAAGCTAATTAGAAAAGGCTTTAACAAGATAAGATTTGATAAAGTAATTGAATATCCAAGTAACTACATTACAAACTGGGATTTAAAGAATTATACAGTAGTAAGTCCAACAGATGGCAATGCTTATTCTTGGGAAGAAGAAAGATTTGTTGATGGAATAATTTATGTTAAGTCATATCCAGAAAGAAGCACCAATTCTTTTATAATGGAGTATTCTATTTCAAGTCCATATACTGCTTTAGTTAGACCTATTAATTTACCAAAAGTAAATACAAGTGATGTACTAAATATAAGTATGTCTGTTGCTGGATTAGGTGTTCCTGCAAGTGGACCAGATGCTTTATTTATTCTTAAAATAGTAGTTGATGATGGAGTTGATTCGGTGTTTTTAGATGAAAATAAACAATGGGTAAATACTACATTTAGTAGTGATTATTATTTTTATCCTTTTGATTCAACAAGACCTTCAGTTAACTTGGATTTAGTTACTGCATTATTACCAATAGGAGGAGATTTAACTATTGAGTTAATCTTATGTGATGCTTCTGCTCCTTATTGGAAATCAACTGTTGGTTCAATTGAAGCAAGTAACTTTCAATTAACTGTTGAAACATACTTTAAGCAAGTAACAACTGAGAGTTTTATAACTGATACAAACGAATATGTTTTAGATATTGACCTTCCATTAGGATTTAATGACATTAACGATGGATTCTTTTCATATAGAGGATTTTTAAGCGATTCAACAGGATTAAACTTAAAGAATTGGTACAGACAAGAATATTTAACTGATATTTATAGAAGCCTAAGTGAGTTAGTAGTTAAGCAATATTCAAACTGCTTAAATAAGAACATTATTAATTTGGATGCTTCTTTTATGGGTATGGAAACAACAGATGGTAGATTTAGCGGTGCAATGAGAATAACTGCATCCGATACTGACCCAGCACAAATAACTGTTCAAAATAAAAGTTACATAATAGGTAATTCAACAATTGACTTACCTAATGATGTTATTACGGCTACTTTATTGGATATTAATCCAGATAATGTAGAAACAACAATGAGGACTATTTACGATAGTAATAACTTACCAACGGAGGTTACAGGTTATTCGCACTTTAGATCAAATGGTTATTTGACTAAGGAAGCTGCTTTGGTTGGTCCTTTGACAAGTAACGTTGTTTACTTAGAAGACATTGGAGTTCCTTCAGTTGGGGATTTCTTCTATCAAAGTGAGTTCTTAACTGTTGGATTTAATGGTGCGAATATTTGGTGGAGAGTTTTGGTTACAGATACTTACTCACAAGCATATAGAATAAGCGGAGCAGGGGAAATATTAGAAACATTCGGATAATTGACTAAATTTGTAATATGGCAGCAGTAATTGGAAATAATGTAATGCTTTATTGGCATAGAACGGATGTAGACCCAGAGGTGGATGTTGCATTTGCTTGTAGTACAAATTGTGCTTTTAATGTAAGCGTAGACCAAAAAGAGGTAACAAGCCAGTCAAGTGCTTGGTTTAGAGAATTTAAGAACGATGTAGCTACTTGGAGTGTAACCTGTGATGGGTTGATTATTTTAAGTGGTTTTTCTTATTTGTTTATGCTTGAAAAGCAAATAGCAAGAGAACCAATAGAAATTAAGTTTGTGGTTGACAACGGAGTTGATGGATTGGTTATTATTAACGGAATTTGTAATATAACAAGTTTAGCAATTAACGCACCTATGAGGGATGTGGCTACTTACAATGTAAGCCTACAAGGTAGTGGAGCATACAATATAACAGGAACACAAGTAGACCCAAGCGGTGTTATTATCGTAGGTGCAAACCCTGTTAAGACAAAAGGTTACACGGCAAGTGGTGGAGAAACATCAATTACATTTGCGGACACGATAGGTTACGCTTGTCTTTACGTTTCAAGAGGTGGTGTGGATGCACAAAACATTTTAACAACAGGAGTTCCAACAGGAGATGATGTGAAGTTTGTGAGTGCGACAGGAGTTCTTACTTTTGGTCGAGCATTAGCAGCTGGAGAATATATTAGAGGATTATTTCAATAAAATATTATGAGTCAATTACAAGTAACAGGCGAAGCGAAGATTAGGGATATACAAGGTCCAGTAGTGGCTAATAGTGGAGTTATAACTGCTTTAGATGGTGCTGCTTCTCAATATGTACGAGGGGATGGTACATTAGCTGACTTTCCAACATCAACAGGTGGTGGTAGTTCGGTTTCTTATTATCTTAACTCAAGTGTAAGTCAAGGCACAATCGGTGGGGTTGCTTATAGACAATTAGGCAAAACACCTATCGCTGGTGCTGGAACTGATATTGTTATATCTTCAAATGGATATGTAGCGAGTTATATAACGGATGCTAATGACCCAGCTTTATTGGAAGTACCAGCTGGTAACTTTAATTGTGAGTTCTACTTTGCCGTAAACTCAAACAATCACGACCCTTATGTTTATGCAGAGGTTTATAAGTATGACGGCTCAACTTTTTCTTTAATAGGTACAAGCGTTGGAGTGCCAGAGTATTTAAGTAATGGAACAACGTTAAGTCCTTATTATTTTGCAATACCTGTTTCTCAAACTGTATTAACTATAACTGATAGAATAGCGATTAGAATATATGTAAACGTTGATGGTAGAGTTGTTACTTTGCATACTGAAAACAATCATTTGTGTCAAGTAATTACAACCTTTTCAAAGGGATTAACTTCGTTAAATAACTTAACAAGACAAGTACAATTCTTAGGTACAGGAACAAGCGGTACTGATTTTGGCATCGTTTCAAGCGTTGCTACGCATACTTTCAATTTGCCTGTGGCTTCGGCTACAAATACTGGTAAGTTAAGTTCAACGGATTGGAGTACGTTTAATAACAAACAAGCTGCTTTAACATTTACTGCTCCATTAGATAATACAAGCAATACAATATCAATTCCAGCTGCTTCTGCTTCGGTTGATGGTTATTTAGATAATTTAGATTGGGTTAAATTTAATACTGCTTACAACGATTCAATCATAAGTGCAGCGGTTACAGGAACAACAACTAAAACTTTAACACTTAACCAACAAGATGGTGGTACAATAACGGCTTCTTGGACAGATGACAATACTGATGCGGTTACAAGTGTATTTGGTAGAACAGGTGCGGTTGTAGCGGTTAGTGGAGATTACAATACAAGTCAAGTAACTGAAAATACAAACCTTTACTTTACGGATGCAAGAGCAAGAGCAGCTTTATCTTTTGCTGCTGGTAGTGGTGCTTACAATAGCACAACAGGGGTTATCACAATACCTACAAACACTAACCAACTTACTAATGGTGCATCTTTTATAACCTTAACTTCTTTAAGTGCAGGTACAGGAATAAGCTATAATAATACAACAGGAGTAATTACTAATTCTGCTCCAGACCAAACTGTTTCTTTAACGGCTGGTGCTGGAATATCAATTACTGGTACTTATCCTTCGTTTACTATAGCTTCAACGATTACTCAATATACAGATGCATTAGCAAGAGCAGCGATTAGTTTAACTACAACAGGTTCAAGCGGTGATGCAACTTATAACAATACAACAGGGGTATTTAATATACCTAATTATGGTTCTGCTTTAAGTGCTTATTTACCTTTAGCTGGTGGTACAATGACTGGTCAAATTGTACTTAAAGAAGGAGCAACATCAACCGATTATACTAAAGGATTAAGATTCCCAAATGACCCTTATGGTGGTAGTGGCGATGTAGCTGGTATGAGGCTATATCCATCATCTGGAGAAAATATGGTTTTAGAATTATATACAGGAAATGATGGTCCTCAAGATGCAATTAATTTTGCAACAGGAGTAGGTGGAACTGCAAACAATGATTCAGTTACAATTAACGGAAATAGGATTTGGAACGCTGGTAACTTAACTCCACAAACACAATTAAACGGAACAGGATTTGTAAAGGCTTCTGGCACTACAATTAGCTATGATAATAGTACATACTTAACAACAAGTTCTGCAGCTTCAACTTATGTACCTTATACAGGTGCAAATGCAAATTTACAAATGGGTTCATTTGATATTAGTTTAAGAAATTTAGCAGTAAATAATGTTCAACCTAATGGTGATAATCTTTATGATATAGGTATTTTAGGTGGATTCAATTTTAGAAATATTTATGCATATTCATTTGTAAAAAAAGGAGGAACATCAAGCCAATTCTTAAAAGCAGATGGTTCAGTAGATTCTACATCTTATTATCCTACAAGTGGTGGAATTATATCAGGAAATATCTATATGCAAAGTTCAGCTAATCCAAGTCAATTATTGGCTAAAGGAGTTAATACTGAATTTTGGGTAGATTCACAATATGGTGGTGGTACTGCAAGAGCATTTATAAATAGAAATGGAGTAGGCAATCAAGCTACTTTAATGTTTAGCACAGGTGTTGCAATAACAAATGGTACTGCTTGGGCAGGTGTTTGTGATTATTCAATGGGTATGACAAACGATGGCACAGGTAATTTCTATATAGGAGCAGGGGATTTATTTAGTAGTAGTAATAGAGCATTAACTATTACACCAAGTAAAAACGTTGGAATCGGAACGAGTAGTCCTAATGTTAGTAGTCAAGGTGCAAATAATACTTTAATGACTATTCAAGGTCAAAGTGGTAGTTATGGTATGCTTGAAATTGGTGCAACTACAAATACTGCTGAATCTTTAATTGGTGTATTAGGCTTTACAAGTACAAACGTAAGTGGTGGTTTACTTGGTTTTATTTCAATGGCAGCTGAAGGTACTACTGGAACTAATGTGGGTGGTAGAATACAATTTAATACAAAAGCAAATGGTGGTGGTATTACCGAACGTATGAGAATCACATCGGGGGGGTATTTAAAAGCAAGTAATAATGGAAGTTATTTAAATGCAACTGGACCATATTATGAATTAAGACAATCAGCTACTGATGAATGGATTGCAATACTTACAAATACATCTGCTAGCCCTTATGGACCATCAGTAAGATTTAGTACTGCACCAAATAACACTTCAAATTGGATTTATCATTCATTAGATTCATCAACAGAAAGATTTAAAGTTGCATCAAATGGAGGTATTTATAACTATTCAGCTAATAATGTAAACTTATCTGATATTAATACTAAAAAGGATATAATTCCTATTGAGTCTTATTGGGATAAATTTAAAGCTATTGAAATTGTTAAGTTTAAATACAAAGACCAAACACACGACGACTTTAATATTGGGGTAATCGCACAACAAGTAGAATCTGTTGCACCCGAGTTTGTTGATACAGATATGTGGACTTTAGAAGATGAACAAGTTGAAAGAAAAGCAATTTATACTTCTGACTTACATCACGCTACTATTAAAGTATTACAAGAATGTATGGCTAAAATAGAAGAACAACAAACACAAATAGAAGAATTAAAAGAACTAATTAAAAATAAATAAAATGAAGACAATTCAACCTGTATCAATTTGGCAAAATGGACAAAATGTTCAAGCCATATATTTAAAAGCAGAAGTGCAATCTGATAATCTTATAGATTACGCATCTTTTGCTTATATGCTTTTAAATGCTGATTTTATTAATATAAACAATGGTATTGTGGGTATTTCAGGTCAAGATTATATTGAGTATCAAACTAATCAATATGCTTGGGATTATATAGCATCTAAACTTAATCTAACAATTACAGGAGATTTTATACCACCAGCACCTCCAGAACCAGAGCCAATTCCAGAACCTATTGTTGAAGATGCAATTTAATTGAATATTTAACTATATTTGTATATAAAATAAAAACTATGATAACAATTAATCAAGAACAAATCAAGGAATTAGAAGCGTTTATCAACACTATCCCAACTGCTTATGGTTTACCATTATTGCAGTTCTTAGGTAAGTTAAATGCAGAGCAAAATCCACCACAAGAATCAACTGAAGCGTAATGGTACATAATAGCAATCAATCGGACTTATTAACTATTGTTAGCGGAACATCCGCATTTATTAGTGTTGCGAATGTGCAACCCATAGTTTCTTTATTAGCGAGTTTGATTGCTATTATTTCTGGACTTTTAGCTGCACGATATTACATCAAAGCGACTAAAAGATTCAAGTAATGAAAGAGGTAGTAATCGTTCTATTAGTGGCGGTTCTAATCTTTTTCATCGGTAGTGATGCAAGATATACTAAAGTAGAGCCGATAGTTAAGTCGGACACAGTTTACCAACAGAAAACTTTTACTAAGTTTATAAAGGGAAATTCAATCCCTTTTGTCATTTTAGACACTATTTACCTAATTGACACAATCAAGGACACAATTACAATCGTAAAGGATTATAACCAAGTAAAGGTTTATTCCGATACTATGCGCATAGATTCTATTGGGTACGCATACATTCAAGATACAATCAGTCAAAATAAGATACAAGGCAGAGGTTTTAGTGCCAATTTCAACCTACCTACGATAACAATTCATAAGTTAATAGAGCAAAAGTCTAAGAACGAGCTTTATTTGGGATTTATAGGCGATTTAAAGCACTCAAACGGACAAATTGGTATTGGCGGTTCAATTGCCCTTAAAACGGCTAAAAACACCTTATAT